CTACGTCAATATTCTGGTGGAGGCCAATAGCTTAGAAGAGGCCGAACTTCTGGCCTGGGCAAAGCTGGAGACATTCGATCAAGACGAACAGGATGCAAGCTGGGAGTGCGAATCAATCATGGAGTGGAAAGCATGATCCATCCAACTATTGCTCAAGCCCTTGCGCCCTTTGCACCACCAGCCCTCACGGTTAACGATCTGCAAGCGCAGGTCAATGATTTACGTGAAGAGATAGGTTTCTACCTCGAAGCCCTGACCTACATTTACGACAATATCAATAATCACAATATTTATGATGTGAATCAAGTCAAAATGATCTGCGCGAGGGTTATCCCATGAACCACTCTGAATCGGACTACATCAACGCTGGCGCGGCTTTTGAGATGGCACAAGGCTCTGATAAGGCGCAGGCAGTGGCCTATAAGCTGCGCGCTATGCTCTCAAGTGAGCGTCCAGAGGATCAAACGTATGCTCGTACGCTGATTGAGAGAGGCCGCGCTGATGCTCGTTCTCATTAGCCTGTTATTGGCGGCACTTCTGGCGGTGCTGCTTGACCTCTAGGCCCCTCAAGCCCCACCACTAGGGGCTTTTTTTATGATCTGCGCTTTTGCATCTTCAAAACCTCGACCCACAATGACCTGGTGGCCTATGTTTTGCAGGTAGGCGATCCAGTCGCGCTGCGCTGGGGATACTGTGCCCCCTGCCTCACGTTTCATCTCGATCCATAACAGCCAAGCAGGCACGAAAAGATCGGGTACGCCTGCACTCACCCCCTCGGCCTTTAAATTAGCCCCAGCGCTGGCGCTTCTGATGCCTCCATTGGGTATTGCAAGAATGCGAGTGTCAGGATACGTTTTGCGAAACCATGACACTAGGCGCACTTGTTCAAGGTGTTCTGAGTTCAAAACGGCACCACCTCAATCCATAGCTCACATTGTCCTGGCTCTGAGGCAAAGCTCTCGGGCGGCACATCATTAAATTCATCACAAACCCCATGCTTATTGTAATTGTCGCAAAGGTGACAAACCTTTGGCGGCATGGTTTGCAGCGTTTTGCGATACAGGGTAACGATTTCGGGTTCGGGGTGGCGGTTCATGTCCATGTCCTTTTGAGTACAGTAAAAAACTTGCCTTCGCGTTTGAATTCTATGTGGCTCGGCGGTTCGCCCTCGGTGAGCTGCTGCGCCAATTCATGCAGATCTGCAACGTTGTAATTTAAGGTCACGCCTGCCTTATAGGCCATGTCGGTTAGCAGTCGGCGAGACTTTTCTCCAGCATAGCCGTCATGCGTCACTGCCAAGTATTCGGTCACTGGTGGATCACTCAAGCCCCCGTAATAACTTAAACTTAACATTTCCTTGCCACTGGCTCGGCTCAAGTGTTTACGCCAAGTCCAGGCGGTAACGTCTAGGTCGGTGCCTTCCACGCCCATGATGTCAAGGTTGGACAGTTTCAGGGCTGGGCGCACTGGTTCAGGGAATGGTGTTCCGCAAGCTGGGCACTCTCTAACCGATAGGTGGCATATTTCCTGACAGTTATCGCAGACCTTAACTGGTGCCTCTCCCACCTTGTCGCCCTTCTTGGGCGGTGGCCTCACGGCGGTGATCGGGCCGTGCTGCTCAACCACACCGGCAAAGTCTAAAACCATGCAATCGGTTTTGCCCTCGGCGATCCGTAGGCCGCGCCCTGCCATCTGGACGTACAAGCCTGGCGACATAGTAGGGCGCAGCATGGCTATCAAATCAATGCTAGGCGCGTCAAATCCGGTGGTCAGTACATTGGCATTAGTTAGGGCTGTAATGCGCCCTGCCTTGAATTCTTTAAGGATGCGGTCACGCTCGTTTGATGGTGTCTCGCCCGTGACACACTCGGCGACAATGCCTTGTTCAGTCAGCGCCTCTTTAATGTGCTGTGCATGGTTAACACCAGCACAAAACACCAGCCAAGACTTGCGCTCACCAGCCAAGGCAATGATTTCTTGCACGACCTTGGCATTTTTATCCTTGGTGTCCACCTTGGCTTGCAGCTCGGCCTCGATGTATTCGCCGCCACGTTTATGCACCCCGTCCACCTCCAGTTTAGTGGTGGTTAGCTTGGACCGTAGGGTTGATAGGTAGCCCTTGTAAATCAGTTCTTCAATGCTCACTGGCTCAATCAAAGCGTCAAAGATGGCTGGCTTGTCGGTGATGTAACCGTGGCCCAAGCGATAAGGCGAAGCGGTCAAACCAATGATTCGCAAATTGGGGTTGATGGCCTTCAGGTCAGCCAACAAAGTGCGGTAACCGCCCTCGTCCTTGTGGCTCACCAGGTGAGCCTCATCTATGATAATGAGATCAATGTGGCCAATATCTTTGGCCTTGGTTCTGACCGACTGGATGCCTGCAAAGGTTATCGGTTCGCCCAAGTCCTTGCGTCCAAGCCCAGCAGAGTAAATTCCTAGTGGCGCATTGGGCCAGTGCTGGCGCATCTTCTCGGCGTTTTGGGCAATCAGTTCCTTAACATGAGTCAGCATCAGAATGCGCGTTTCTGGCCAAGATTGCAACGCGTCCTTGCACAGTGCCGCAATGATGTGGCTCTTGCCTGAACCGGTGGGCAGTACTAAGCACGGGTTGCCCTCATTGCCTGCCTCAAACCAAGCGTAGAGTTCGGTTATGGTGCGGATTTGGTAGTCACGAAGCATGGATGGCCTTCAACTTACACGCCCCAACAGGGCAAGATGGTGCAGTCTTAGATTGACAAACACCCAATCGCTCGCAAACTGATTTTTTAGGCGCAAGTGGCACCCAAACTGATTTGTATTGGCTCATCCCACCACCCGCCCATCAAACTCAGCCCTGATCTTGTTCACGGCAGGGTCAGAGCAAGCCGCAGCATTGGCAAGCAATTCCTTGCTTGTGTACACGCCCTCGCCTGGCTCGCCATTAGCCAAGCCAAGGCCATTGATCTCATACACTGCCACCCAATCGCTAGGGCTTTCCAAGCGCTTCCAAGGCACCAAGTCGGGGTGCAAGACATGGCTTTCGCAGCCAGCATATTGAGCCTCAGTCGGCACAACAGAATCCCATTTGGCGCAATGCCACGTCGAATCAGACAACGGCGTAATGTGGGCGCAGGTGCGGCAATTGACCTCTTTGGTGGTCTTGCTACCGTGACAAAAGTCATGGCCTGCGCACATCTTGCATTCAAACCATGTTGGGTCGGTGCTTATTGGTGGCGGCAGCCGGTCGGTCAGCGCCAGCCGTTGGCCCTTGGCAATGGCTTTTAAGGCATGGTCGCGGTCATATTCCAAACGCTCGGTGTATATACGGTCATCATCTTTGCAGATGGCCACATAAAGCGCCCGTTTTAAGTCGGTGCCGTGCATGTACACTTGGCATTGGGTGAAATGCTGGGGCTTACTCTTGCCCACTCCATTCTTCTCAAGATCGTTAAACGACTTCAGGCCATGCGTTTTAAACTCCAAAACGTGTTCAGTCTTGATTGCACCAGGCACACCTTTGCCGATGCCGTCCAGACTGCCGGACACATGGCTTCCAAAATCTACGCGGCGCTGAGTGCCGGTTACGCTCATGCCAATGGCGCGTAAGTCGCTAATGATGGTGGCTTCTTCATTCTGGCCACGGCGAAATAAGCGCAGTATGCGGCCCTTAAATTGTTCTTGCACAGCCCAGCGAAACGACAGCCACAGCCAGCGCTCACAGTGATGGCCCAATGTGCTGCACCCCATGTGGGCGCGGGGCTTTTCTAAACGTGCCTCATGTGCTTTGTCAATCAGTGAAGTTATGGTAACCTCTGGCTCGGGAATCTTCATGGTTTCTCTCCTGTCAAGTATTGACCCCGGCTTTAACACCGGGGTCTTTTTTTTGCTTACTTCTTAATCCAAGGTGGCGCAGCCTTAACGGGTGCGGCGCTTGGTGCTACGGCTTTGAAGGGTGCAACAGCCGCAGGTTGTACACCGCCCAAAGCCCGAAAGCCTTTGATCTCGTTGCCAGCATAGTCGCCAGTTCGCACAGACAATTTAATGGCCAAGTTGCCGCCAATCAGTTGATCGGTGTCTTGCACTTTGGCCAAGCCAATGGCCCGCATGATCTCACCAAGCTGCTGGCGTCCGATCTCCTCTGCTTTGGTGCTGGCGTTCTTAATATTCAAGTTGCCAAACACGACGCGGCCTTGGTGGGTTGGGCCTGTGACGGTGTATTTCAAAGCAATGTACTTGCCATCACCCGCCTTGGTTGCCTTGATCTCAGCGCCCGTAATGGCGGCGTTGTACCAGCCCTCGGGCAGGGGTTCAAAGTTGTTTGTACCAACGGGCAGCGTATCTACGCTAAATTCTTCATCTAAAAAAGCCATGATTAATCCTTAGTGATTGTAAAAGTGGGGCGTCCAGGGGTGGACGTAATAGCACCAAGCAAAGGCCCAGTCACGACACTTGATGCCGCATTCCAAACCTTTGCATTGATTTCGGGCTTCCATCGAAAGAGGCTGGCAAGGTGTTCAGACAAACCGGCTTCAGCAGCCAGAACCTGAAGTTTGTCAGCGTCAATCTTTTTACTGATACGGCCTTCCATGCGAATGACAAAGCCGTCAGCCTCATGTTCGATTGTGCCGTCAAGGTCTTTGGGAACGCCAAACTGTTTGACCATTTGATCTTCAAGTTCGCGGCGCTCGGCCACGGCAGCGGCCTCCAATTTTTTTGCGTCAAGCCAGCGTTGGTATAAGGTCATTCTGACTCCTGCACTTCTTTGATGTGTTTGGAAAGTGAATTGATGGCGTAACCAACATGCCTCACATACTCGGCAAATTGGTCAACACTTGCATCATTCATTGGATGGATACACATATTTTTCATGTGTTCCATATTGGCTTCAATTTGCCCAGTCCAGAGCGAAATAAGTCCGACATGCGCTTTCATGCTGCACCGCCGATCTTGGCAATGATTTCGCCAAGGTCGGGCGCTTCCCATGCACCCAGCTTACCGCTACGATCTTTAGCCAGCCAAAGGCCATCAGAATCGCACATCAAGGCGCGTTGGGTATTGCCCTCGGCATCTTTCTCTACTCGCAGCGCCAACACTTCGTCAAAAAAGTAAGGCAACGCTTGGCCTGTTTTGTTGCCTGGCATAGAAGGGCTATACAACACGCGGCCCATCTCGTCTTGCGTCTTTTCCAACTTGGCGGTCATTAGCACATGGCGTCCGGGGATGTCGCGGAATGCGCGAATGATGTCGGCCATCTGTTCCTGCATTGCGCCATAGGCAGCGCGTGGGTCTTTGTTGACCTTCTTCTCATGGTTTAAGCAGACCTCGGCGATCTCGCTGATGGAATCTAGCGCCACCGACTTGTACTCAGACTCCAGCACCCAACTGTAAGCCTCGCGCAAGTCATCCATACTTGTAATTTCCAAGTAAGGAAGGTCGGCGTCTTGGATAGACAACAAACCGCCCTCGGCAGACAATACAACGGGACTTGGCAATGTCTTGATTAGACTTGTCTTACCCGCACCTGCTTGCCCGTAGACAAGCAACTTAACACCGTTGGCACTAAGGCCGCCGGTACGTTTTAACGATATAGCCATGTGGCTCTCCTTCTTTGTTTGCGCTTCCGTCTGGACTCAGTTCGAAGCGTGCTTGCAGTATATAACAGGTTCATGGTACAGTGTCAACAACTTTTTAACAAAGACTGAAAAATAAATGTCAGACCTCTCAAGCATCCTCGGCGGCCCTTGGTCGCCGCCAATACAACAAGCCCCAGCCGCCCCCGACGTACAGCTTAAAGACGCCATGCTAGGCGCAGGGCTGAAGCCGCCAGACACGATACACCTTGACGGCAAAGTTCACCGTTTTAATAGCGGCACTAAGGGCGAAAAAGGCCACGACAAGCCTGGTTGGTACATCATTTTTAACGATGGCGTACCCGCAGGTCGCTTTGGTTGCTGGCGCTCTGGCGTTGAGCTGACTTGGAAGGCAGACATAGGGCGCAGCCTTACGGTAGCAGAAGAAATGGCGCAGTCTCGCAGGCTATCTGAAGCCAAGGCGCAGCGAGATGCGGAGCAGGCCAAGACCCGCGAAGTGGCGGCGCAAACTGTAGAAATCATTTGGTCAGAAGGTGGCGCGGCAAGTCCAGAGCATCCCTATCTAGCCAAAAAAGGGATTGAGCCGCACGGCGCAAGGGTGACGGGCGATGGGCGGTTGATGGTTCCTCTTTACAACGGCAGCGGTGAGTTGTCAAGCATTCAATATATTGATGCCGATGGCGGCAAACTGTATCACCCAGGCGGCGCAACAAGTGCCTGTTTTAATGTGCTTGGCGTGCTGGATGATGTAGACACAATTTACATAGCCGAAGGTTTTGCGACAGCAGCCACCATTTCAAAAGTTACGGGCAAGCCTTGCGCCGTAGCCTACAGCGCCAGCAATCTGGTTCCGGTGACGGGCATTTTTAAAGAATCACATCCAACGGTTGATATTTGCATTGTTGCCGACCATGACGCCAGTGGTGTGGGCCAACGCTACGCAGAGCAAGCCAGTGCAAAGTACGGGGTTCGCATGACAATTCCACCCGTCCTTGGTGACGCGAATGATTACGTTCAAGCAGGGCATGATCTGGCGCTGCTTTTAAAGCCTCAAGTGGCAACTGACTACCTAGTCCCTGCCGATGGTTTTTCAGAGCAACCAGCGCCTATTTCTTGGCTCGTAAAGCATTGGATTCAAGACCAAGCCTTGGTCATGGTTCACGGCCCAAGCGGAGGCGGCAAGACATTTGTCACCCTAGACTGGATGCTGCACATTGCCAGCGGCAAACCAACATGGTTTGGCCACAAGGTCAAAGCGGGGAATATGGTGTATTTGGCTGGCGAAGGCCACCACGGGCTGCGCTCGCGCATAGCCGCATGGAAGCATCACAACGGCATCGCCAGCCTCAATATGTGGGTTAGCAAGTCAGGGCTAGACCTTAACACCGCACAAGGGTATTTAAAGGTGGTGGAGGCGGTCAGGGCGCTCAAGATCAAGCCCAACGTCATCACCGTGGACACCTTGCATCGTTTCATGGCGGGTGATGAAAATAGCGCCCAAGATGCCAAGACCATGCTAGACGCTTGCGCTGCGCTCATGCAAGAGTTTGATTGCACCGTTATCTTGGTGCATCACACAGGCGTATCTGAGGAGGCCCAGCACCGCGCCCGAGGTTCTAGTGCTTGGCGAGGTGCATTGGACATTGAGATCAGCGTAATACCCGCCAAAGGTGACAAGTCCATTGAGATAGTGCAGCGCAAAAGCAAGGATGCAGAAATGGCAGCGCCGGTCTATGTTGACCTGCAATCGGTGGCAATCCCTGGCTGGCTGGACGAAGACAACGAAGCTGTTTCCAGCGCGGTAGTTGTTAAGGGCGAAGTGCCTGAAAACAAAAAGAAAAACGACAACGATCTGTTTGTGGATTTTGAAAGGGCATGGTGGACTTCAGGCGCAGAAGATCGAGGAGGCGCACCGTATCTAACCAAGTCTGTAATGCGTGATTACGCCGTGACCAATGGCATAGCAACCTTTCCAAAGTCCGAGGCTGCTGGATCAAGGCGAAATTTGATTGATGGCAAAGACGCCAGATATATCAACAAATTGATTGACGCCAAGCTGATTAAACCCCATGAAAACGGCTGGATTGTCATTGACCCAGGCACAGCATCAGGAATGATGTTGAAGAAATAATTTACTTGTGATAAACTTTCCAACATGAACAAAAAACTTACTCAACTTAAAGCCAAGCTAAGGGCCGCGCAGTCGGAGCTGGCTATTCGAACCCGGACAAACAACAGTGCGTCACGGGCCTACAACAAAGTTACGGCACAAATTGCCGATTTGGAGAAAAAAATTGCTGACATGGCGAAAATTTCAGAGTGAATTACCGAACTACACCGAGGCCGACTTGTTGGTTTTGTTGAATGAAGAACGCAGCCAACACAGGCGCGTATCCATGCTTGAGCGCATCCATCAGCGGTACAACACCTTGCGCGTTGCGCGTGAACGTGTGGAGCTTTTGAAGATTGGGAAAAGGCCGTGAATTTATCAACAAAGGTACTTGAGGCTGGCGGCAGCATCGAATCGCGGTGCACCAACCCGCCGAACTTCATTGAGTATTACGTTTTTACACGGGAACAATTGGAAAAATATGTCGAACTTTCAAATATGGGAGCAACAAAACCTTGCTCGATTTGCACAGGAAGCAAACCAAAAACTGATGGAACAACAAAAAGAGATTGAGCAGCTGCGCGACGACTTGCGGATTGCGATTGAGGCCTACAGAAAACTAATTAAAGGAACACCATGAAAGTTAAAGATTATTTTAAAGAGATATTTGGAGAGCTTGAGATGGAGCCAGTTGACCTGGCTGAGATTGTGTTCCGCGCTGGTTGGAACAGCGCGGTGGAT